TGTTTTTGCCATCTATTTAATAATTCTTTATTTAAAAATTCACTATTTGATTTATTTATTGATCCATGTTTTTTTTCTAATTCTTTTATATTTTTTTTTTTAAAAATATTCCAATTCAAAATTGTTGTATTACATTCTGGAATTTCTATTTTTAAATTTTTTTTATTTTTCATTTTATTATTATTATATTTTTTTATTTATATATAATTATATATTTTTCATAATATCATTTATATTATCAATTAAATTACTTATCCAATATGGATTTTTACAAAAATCAAAATGACAAATAAAAAAATATATATTTTGATTATTTAAAATTTTTATATTATTTATATTTTTTTCATTATTAAATCTATTTTTTTTATTTGGTATTGCTATATGATACTTTTCTAATATTATTTTATCTAAAATATTTTTTTTTTTTAAATTTTCATTAAATAATTCATAATTATATATTTTATTTAAATTATTTGAACTTATTGTTGATATTATTATATTACAATACCATTCTTTATTATTAATTAATAATATAAATCCATTAGTATTTGTTATATTTATATTATTTATATTATTATTAATAAATATTTGTCCATTTAAACTTTTAAAATAAATTCTCATTTTTTTTAAAATTGATAAAAATGACTCTTTTATTATAAAATATTTATTTGATATTAAATAATGTTTTTTAATACATTGTATTGCTTTTAATGTATCTAAACTTAATAAATAATCAAAATCATAAAAATTTTTTCGTAAAAAATTTGTAATATTTTTACCTACTATATTTATACACGTTTCATTAAATTTTGTTTCTTGTTGAAGTTTTGTTGGCATTAATTCTAATTTATTATTTATTATTTCAAAATATCTATTATCTAATTCTATTGGTACTAAATTTATATCCACTTTTAATAACATTTTTTTTAAATTAAAATTATTTTCATGAAAAATAAACTTTATATTATTATTTAATATTTTATTCTTTTTTTCAAAAATTTTTACACTATAACCCTTTTCTGCTAATTTTATTCCTGAATATAATCCTAAAAATCCTTCACCTATTATTATTGCATCTGTTGTATTCATAATTTTATTACTTATTATTAAAACAAATGATAGAAATTATATATTATATTATATTTGTATTAATACTTTTTTATATATTTAAATATACTTATAATTATGAATATTTTCAAGATATACATCACTATAATTTAGATCGAGATGTTATACCTCAACAATCTAATAATTTATCTATTGAAGTTCCTATTAATGATAACTATTTATCACATCAAGTTGATATTGAAGATTTTGATAATATTGATGTTGTATATGATTATAAAATTATTGATCAATATAAAAAAATTTTATTAAGATCTCCTAATAATAAAGAAATTAAATTACATAGATTAAGATTAATTACTGGAGAACAAGATGAACATTTTATTAAAATTAATTTATATAATTCTACTGAATATTCTATTATGAAAGATACACAAATTAATGAAGTTTATCATGAATTAGAATATAATACTTATGAAAAAATTTTATTTGATATTATTAGAAATTTATATATTAATTATAATCATATTCATAAATTAGAACATTCACATAAAAAAATTAAAAATAATCATAATCATAAACTAATTGTTAATCAAAATAAAATTTATGAAAATATGTTACCACATCTTAAAGATATATTAATTCATTTTCAATTTGATATGTATTTATTTATTGCATTCTTATCTTCTAAAAAATATAAACCTTTTGAAATTGAAATATTAGAAATTACTGTTATTAATAAATATAAATTAAGAGAAATTTTTTATAAACATTTTATATTATTAGAATTACATAATGAAGCTAATGCTATTAAAGAAAAAGACCTTAAAGATGGCAAATCTAATATATTTAATGAAATTTTTAATGGATTTAAAGAAAGAATTAATAAAGATAGAAAAGATCAAGAAAAATTATTAGATGATTTAAAAAGAAAAAAATTAAAAGATTATGCTAATTCTAAAAAATGTCAATATCCACAAACTAAAAAAATATATAATCCTATTAGTCATAATTCACCATATAAAACAAGTACAGCACATAATCCACCTATTTGCACTACTTTAGGACAAAATAATAAATTAAGAGTTTATCCTTATAAAATTAATGATTATAAAACTAAAATTAAAGAAGATACTCAAGTTGGTTCTATTATGCCTAAATTTAATTATAATGAATTTGTTGAATATCAAATTAATGATAATAATAATAATAATAATAAATATGATTATACTATTAAACAATCTGAAAAATATTTACAAGAAAGAAATGAAAAACTTAAAAATGATGATAGATATCAATTTTAATAAAATATTTTTTAATAATAAATGTCTAAATGTAATGAACATATTAAAAAATTATCTCAAAATTATGAACAAAATCAAAAAAATTATTTAAAAAATAATAAAAATTCTAAAAAACTTTTTAATTTATTAATTAAATTTATTAAACAAAATAAATTAATATTATATGGAGGAACTGCTATTAATATATATTTACCTGATAATAAAAAAATTTATAGTGATATTGATATTCCTGATTATGATTTATATACTAATGATGCTATTAAAATTGGTAAAAAACTTATTAATCTAATTTCTAAACATAATTTTAAATATGTTCAAATGAGACAATCTTTATTTAATATTAAAACATTTAAAATTTTTGTTGAAAATATTCCTTTATGTGATATTACAGAAGTTTCTAATATTGATTATAATTTATATTTATCTACATCCAATAAAATTCAGAATTTAAATATTTTAAATCAACATGTTTTAATTTATAGTATGTTATTAGAATTATCACAACCTAATTTATCATATTATAGATGGGAAAAAGTTCATAATAGATACACAATATTTAATAAAATATATGGTTTTAATAATCTTAAAAATATTCATAAAATTAATAAAATTGATAATAAAATTGATGATAAATATCTTAATATATTAAATGATTTATTATTAATTATTAAAAATAATAAATATCCTTTAATGAATTTTAATGCTATTAATTTACTTAAAAATAATAATTTATTAAATTTTTATCATAATTTAATTCCATATATTACTATTTTTTCTCTTAATCCTAAATTTATAATTGATTATTGTTCCAAAATTATTAATATTAATATTATTCAAAATGAAGATAATATTTTTATATATTTGGATGATGTATTCTTAATAGATATTATTAATGCTAATAATACATGTATATCTATTTGTTCATATAAACAATATAATATTGGTACATTATTTTCTATTAAATATTATCTTTATAAATATCTTATTTATAATAATTTTGATAATGATATTAAAAATATTTTTAAATATTTTATTTATTTAAATAATAAATTAATCAAAAAATCTAAATGTAATAATAATTGTTTATTGAATATTGAATGTTATGGAAGTATTAATTCTACACCATGGCAAATTCGTAAACAAAAATGGAATGTTCCTGGTATCAGATTTAAACCTAAACAAACTAATTATAATATTAAAACACCTATTAATATATAAAAATTATATTATATTTTATATTAATGATATTTAAAATTATATTTTTTTCTATTTATATATATTCTACCAATAATCTTAATTTAACTTGTAAAAATTTTTTTAAATCTAATAATATTAATACCAATAATTATAAATATATTTATTCCAATAAATTTAATTTAAATATTAATACTACATTAGATAAATTTAAACATTTAAATCAAACTACTAATGATAATATTAATATTTATATTAAATATAATAATTTAATTAATATTAATTTTCATAATAATAATATTTCATTATTATTGTTACCTAATAATAATTTTACTAATTATTATTTATTTTATAATTTACCACTTTTTAAAAAACTTTTATTTTATTATTATTTAAAATTTATTTTTTCAAATATTATATAAATAAAAATATATTTGGATTTTCTGATAAACTATCCCAATTTATTTTATTTAAATTGTTTTTTAAACTATTTATTAAATATTTATTTTTTGATAAATAATACCAATTTAACTTATCAGATAAATTATTATATTCTATTTTTGATAATTTTTTTTCAAAATTTATTCTTTTTTTTAATATATCTATTATTTCATAATTCGAATTTTCTGATAAAAAATTCCAATTTATTTCTTTATTTTTTTCTTTTAATAAATCTATTATTTTTACATTACTATTTTTTGATAATCCATTATAATCTATAAAATTTTTATTATTTTTAAGAAAATATATATCATTTATATATTCTGATAAAATTGACCAATCAATTATTTTATCTAAATTCTTTTTTAATATTTCACCAGAATTTGGATTTTTTAAAATATAAAACCAATCATCTATTTTATCTAAATTATTTTTTAGTAAATTTATTGCATTCGGATTTTGAGATAAATTTATCCAATTTATTTTTTCATTATCTTTTAATTCATTATATAATTTTTCTGATAATAATTTTTCATCTTTATTCTTTTTTTTTAATAAATTTATTGCATTTGGATTTTGAGATAAAACACTCCAATCTAATTTTTTATAATTACTCAAATTTCTATAAACAAATTTATTTAATTTTTTTTCAAATTCATACCTTTTTTCTAATAAATCTATTGCATTCGGATTTTCACATAATTTATCATAATTTATTAATTCAAAATCTTTTAAATTATGAAGTTTACCTAAACTATCTTCAAATTTTATATGATCTTTTATTAAATTTATAGCATTTGGATTTTTAGATATTATATTCCAACTTAAATTTGTTTTATTATATCTTAAAATTTTATTAAAACTTTCAATATTTGGATTTAATAATAATGAATACCAATCTATTTTTTTATTATCAGCTAATAATTCATATTCTATTTTAGATAATTTTTTATCTAAATTTATTTTTTTTTCTAATAAATTTATTATTTTTGGATTTGTATTTTTTGATAATCTATTCCAATTTATTTTATCAAAATTATTATTAAGTAAATTTATAGCATTTGGATTTTCTGATAAATTATCCCAGTTTAATTTTTTTATATCAATCCAATATAACAAATATTTATTTTCGTATTTTTTTCTTAAATTTATATCTTTTTTTATTTTATCTATTTTATTTTCGGAATTTAAAGATTTTTTTGATATTTTTAATGATTTATCTAATTTTAATTCATGAAATGACCTATCTTTATTTAATGAATTACCACTTATACTTTCTATTTTATATTCTTTATTTTTTTTTATTAATTTTTTATTATATCTTTTTAATTCACTATTATATTTTTTTAATAATTCATCTTTTTTATCACTACTTAATTTTGATGAAACTTTTTTTATTTCTGGTTCATTTATATTTTTATAAGGATCAGTTATATTATTAAAATTATCCAAATAATCTTCATTAATATTATTTAATGTTTCTTTTTTTGTAAAATGTTTAATATTTTTAAATACAATTGATAATTCTTTATCAGTTAATTCTTTATTTGTTAATAAATTTTTTGGTAATTTTTTATTTTTTAAACTGTCTAATATATAATTATAAAATGGTATAGTATCAAAACAATGCGATATTTTATTATTTTTTAATACTGTTAAATATTTTATTTTTATAGGAGGTAATTTTTTAAAAGGAACTAATGTTAATATATCATTTTCATCAAAATCGCAGCCAAAATGTTTTTCTAAATATTTTTGTCTTGGAGATTTTTTTAATGATGATTTATCATATTTTTTATATATATTTGAATCATAACTTATTACTAAATTTAATTTATTTTTATTATGTTTTTTTATTTCGTCTTCATTCATTTTATATATATAATAACAAAATATATTATTTATCAGAAAATATATGATCACATCTATATATTTATTAATATAATTATGATCATAATTAATCTTATATTTATCAAAAATAATTACAAATAATCACGACTATATTATTTATCAATATAATTATGATCACAAAATGATCACATATTGTTTTTTATCAGAACGATATGATCAAAAATTAATAGAGGTATTAATTTACAATGTTTTTATTATTTATATTATGTAAATAGTTCAGAAAAATTAAGAAAATTAAAAATTAAA